GACCACCCGGCAGGGGCTCACATCGACTTCGCTTCGATCTCGCCGTCACCGCACTCGGCAGTCAGGATGGTGACATGGTTGGCGCGGGCGTGCTCCGCCAGATCCGTCCGGTTGCCCGGGTCGATCCCTTCCCACGCCTCCTGGGGGATCACGATGAGGGCCTTGTTGCCAACACTCGACACACACACATCGATCGCCGCCTTCCACCGCTCGCCGTGACTCAGCTCCCCGAACAACTCATCCGGCCCTCGGTCGGTCGCGATCCGCAGACGGCCTCCCTCGACGAACAGGCCAGTGCCAGACTTGCGGACCATGAGTGACAGGGTCTCCTCACACCGGGGCACGAATGACCGCAGGAGGGTGGCCTGGCCACGAGCACGGGCCAGATCGTTCTCCAGCTCGTCCCGCTTCTCGCGGACCTCGTCGTTCTTGCGGACCAGGGCGGCCTTCTGCATGTCGTCGCGGCAGATCTCAACGGCCTTTTCGGCGATTTCGATTGCCGTGTCAGGACGATTCGGGCAGCCAGCATCGACAATGGCCTTGATGGCCTCGTACTGCCGCAGAAATCCCTCGTGGTTTGTGACAGCCAAGGCAGCATTGTCATGCTCCCGCTGAATTTCCACCAGAGACGCCTCGACCGCCACGAGCTGCAACTGCAGATTATTGGCCAGCACCAACGCCTGCTCATGACGGGCATCGATGTCCGCGAGTTTCGCACGGGCCTGATGCAGTTTCTTGTCGATGTCACCACTCGACTGCCGCAGGTCTTCACATGCGCAATCGTATATCGTCTTCTGGTCGAGGTACTCGTCCCGCCGCTGTTTCAGGCTGGCAAGCTGTGCCTTGGCATCAATGAGTTTCTCCTCCAGCACCTCCGGGGCGGTCTCGCCGTCGTAGTCGACGTCAACCGTTCCGAGCTGGGCAAGTTGCCGCTCCAGGTCCGCGACCACCGACTCTTGCTCCCGCGCCAGCCGCTGGTACTCCCGGGCCGCCAGCCCCGACAACTTCACCGGGTCGGTCTCGCCCTCGGGCAGTACGATCTTCGTCTGGTTGTGCACGAAATCGGCCGGGGTGGCCTGAACCCCCGCGAGGGTCAGCAACGCCTTGATCCGGGCCGCGTCCGCCCGCTCCGGATCGACCATCCCCGGATCAACTAGTGTCGCCGGGTCAACGTCCCCGGTCAGGCTCTCGACCTCGAGCGCCCCCGACCGAGTGGTACGCTTTGAGAACTTGATGGTCGCGCCGAGTCCCTCGACCCGGCCCTTCGACTGTCCATCCCGCAGAGGGACAGAGCCGTCACCAGACACCAGCGACTGCACGGCATCGAGGATGTGGGACTTGCCCGCTCCGTTCCGGCCACGCAGGACGACCACTCCGCCATCCTCGGGGACCTCGAACTCGAACGACTTGACCGGGCCGACGTTTTCCACAACAACCTTCGACATCGTCACTCTCCTAAAATCACACTCACTTACCACCCCCCACCAGACCACCCGGCAGGGGCTCAACAAGATCCATCGCAGGGCCGCGCCCCGCATGTGTCGCACGCCAACGGGCTGTATCGACAGAACTCAATCGCCTCGCCGTCGCAGGTCGGACGTCCGCAGTCCGGACAGGTGCCGTTAGTCGCTGGCGTTGGGCCTTCCGTTCCGCAGCATGCCATCGTGTTCACCTATTTGTTGGGGTTGGGGGAGTGGTTGACTGTTACACACTATGTCACACCGGTTTTCCGGCTCTGCGCACACCACGCCCATTGTGCCTTGCCGTAGCTTCCGGCCGTCTTTCGACCGTCTTGAAGCGTCTGGCTGGCATCTCTCGACAAGCGGGCTGGCTATGGCTCCGAGTCACCTACAGCTAGGCTGCGGCAAGGCCCGGGGTGTCAGGGTGGACAGAGCCCGGATTCAATGTTGGTGTGCCGGATGACGGGTCGTGAGCCCGTGTGCCTCCATGCCATCACTCACGCCAAATACCCGTCTCAGTCGACTCGGGCAGGGTAGTTTAACGACCGAGGTTTGCGTGAGTGCCGCAAGTACGTAAAAAAACCCCCGGCCCGGGCGATGCAGCGCCGTGGGCAAGGGGTCGAGTAGCTTGGTTGTGGTCAGCCTGCATGCCGACAGCGGAATCTTAGACGTGGTGGGGGGGGGATGTCAACGCTGTTCGTGCCAGACCCGCCGCATCGCCCGCTTCAGCTTCAGGATCTCGATGTCCAGATCCGTGAAGTCTGGCTCGATGCCTTGCTTGGCGTCGTCGAGGGCCGTCTCCGCGACAACGGGCAGATCGGGGATGATGTCTTGGCAGATCGAGGTCCACGAACGTGGATCACTGCGGGCCGGTGGGGCAGGTCCGGTATCACTCCAATCATTCGGTTGCATCACTCGTCTCCTGTCGTTAAGGGGTGGGGGGGGGATGTCAACGGGTCTCGCGGCACGCTTTACGGATGGCCTGCTTGAACTTCAGCACTTGCGTGTCCAGATCATCGAAGTCTAGCGTGTCGCCCCAGTCCTCCGCCTCGTCCGCGAGTATCCGTGCTGTGCATGCCATGTGATTAACCATCTCGTGGAGCATCTCCGTAGCCGTGCATTCACGTGGCTGAGGGAGTCCGCTAATGGGGGTGCAGGTGCAGTATTTCGGTTCCATCACTCATCTCCTGTTGTAGGGTGTTCGTGCAACCACCACGTGCCGTCAGCAGTCCTAGCGTGCCGTACAGCCTGCTCGATAATCTCGCCGTCGCTCGGATCGTCATAAAGCGGCCAGATTGTTTGGTATGACTTGGTCCCCATCGATACGGTGGCCACCTTCGTATTGCCGACCTGGCGATAATGCACACGCGTTGCACCACAGTACGCAACCACCTCGAATCCGTTGTGGGTGCGATACAGCTTGACGGTTTCCCGTGATGTCAAATTCATGCCTCGTCATCTCCTTTCGTGTGTTCGGCCAGCACGCGCCGGCCAGCGTCGGTCAGGTGCCAGCGTTTGGCGAGGCTGAACGATATCCAGCCGCGACTCATAAGAGCCCGCTGAGTGCTGGGATGGCACCTGAGAGACGCGAACAAGTATTCTCCGCTTCTCATTCGCCATCCTAAAAGCCGCAGGGTCTGTAGCATCGCCGGTGTCGGGGGCCTCATGTCTTGGCCTCCGTCTTCGGCTCGCCACGGGAACAGCCTTCTTCATTGGTCACCACAGGCTGATGCCACCCCGAGTGATGCACGTTGCTTTCCGGCAAGAAACCTGGCGGGGCCAATTCGCAAATCCCGAGAGATTCTTTCGTCTGCCGAAACCACCTGCACGCCTCGCACCTGATCGCCTCACTCATGTCGCGTGCTCCAATTCCTCAAGATGCCGCTGAATGTCCGCCTGTCGCTGCTGCATGCCCTCAAGCCGCTGCCGCGTGTGATCGAGGAATTCCTGTATGTCGTCCAGTGCAGCGAGCATGTAGTGGATGTCGAGCGACTCGATCTCCGCAAGCATCCCACGCATCTGCCAGGCCCATAAGGGGGATTTGGTCATGTCTCATCTCCCGTCACGATTGCCAACGCCCGCTCGGCCGCCTCCTCGCCCCAGTCGGTTTCGAGGGTCTCCAGCAACTCGCGGATCTTGAGGGCGGTTGCGTAGGTGTCGGCTGATTTCTCTTGTTGCTCGCGGATGTCGTCCATGTCGGTCATCGTCTCACTCTCCAGTCAGGGGGAACCCCCGGGGATGCCGGGGGGTGGATGGTCATGGGTGGTTAGATTGTCGATGCCATATCCGTCTGCATCACCCGCATTGCCTCGTCAAGGCTGTCGGTCCATGTCAGATTGTGCAGCCCAACCGCTTGGCGTCCGTTGTGGTCAACGTGATGGTGCTTGCGGTCGAGGGCATATCTCTGGCGCGCCTCGCCGTCGAATCGGCACGACTCAATCACGTAGTTTCGGCTTTCGTAAACAATGGCCATCGAGTCTTATCTCCAGTCGGGGGGAACCCCCGGGGATGCCGGGGGGTTGGCAACTTCCGTCTTACCCTCTTACCCCTTCTGCGGCAGTGCGTGCATCTTTTCCAAGAAACACCCCATCGAGCCACCAGCCGGCGAGCGTTTTGCCGCTGCGGTCTTCCCGTCGTTCGAGCTTAGCGCCGGCCGCGTTCAGTTCAGAGGTAGCTTGTTCGGTCGTCATCTGTCATCATCTCCATCAGCTAGAGGAAGCCCCCGGCGATGTGCCGGGGGCGGGTGGGGGGTGGTTACTCGGCGAGCATGGCCAGCAGTTTGGCGCGGTGCCCAATGTAGGACTCTAAGCACTTCTGCATGTCGGCTGGTCGCGTGTTGGGATTGCGGAGGCTTTCCTTTGCGATAAACCGATCAGTCTCACACAAGGCGTCAATAACTCGCCGGCGTTGTTCTGTGGTCAGGCTCATCTGTCATCACTCCGGTTTGGGTTGCGTCATTCGCGTTGTGCGTCTGACATGCTCAAACTATATCGCCACCCCTGCCGCATGTCAATTAAAAAAAGCAAGAATTATTTGGGATTGTTGAACCCGACAAAATGGCTGACGGGTGTTCACCGGGCGGAATTGCTGTCCGGTTTGTCGGTCGATAGCGTTTATTGACGGGGGGGCGAATAACTCAGGAGTGCGAGAATGAAGACGATTGCTTGTGTGGTAGGGGTGGTGGTGGGGCTCGTGGTGGCGTGGGGCCAGACCTATCGGCCGCAGGCTGCCCCGGTCACGTCGTATCGACCCCCGGTGCAGTACGCTCGCTGGGGGAGTCTGCCAGGGTATCCAGCGTCGGGAGGGTACTGTCTGGATGTGCCGCCAGCCCGTTAGGCCACTTGCCGTGTGGGCAATCGTTGCCCCTGTCGAGTGCGTGTGACGCGATCCGGCACTGGCAGTGGATCAGGCTGCATGTCAGCCCAGATCGCCACCTGCATCCCTCGCACGCCTTCAGGCGCTCGCGATACTCTCGGCGAGTCTGTACGGCCACGCCTCCGCTGTTCCATTCGCGGGCGGCGATAACAAACGCTCGGATGCGCATTCGATCAACTCCCGTGCGGGCATTGTCAGGGCCAGCGGCTGCGGCATCTCGGGCTCATGGGAGAGATACCAGCCCACCAACTTGTCGTGCGCGTCAGCGTCCAGAATCGCCGCTCGCAGCCGTTGCCGCATTTCTCCAGAGACAGACACCAGCAGCTCCACGACGTTCCGCGACAGTCGGCCCGTGGTGATGAAATCCACCGCTGCCAGACACCTAAGCTGATATTCCCAGAACTCGGCATCCAATCGCTCCCGCATCTCTCGCGGCATCGCCTGCTCGTCGCTCAGGCCGAGGGCTCGCCGACATGCCAACGCTTGCCCAGCGAACCGCAGGAACTCCCGTTCGCTGTCCCTCAGCACCTGTTCCCCCTCGATCAGGTCGAGACGCTGCCGCTGGATGTCGAGCTGCCTCCGCTCAGTCGGCTCCTGCCGCTCCAAATCGGCCAGTTCAAGCTCTGCAATTCTCCGCTGGTAATACCCGTCTCGCAGACCTCGCCATCGCTTGTGGGTCTCCCTGCACGCCTGACGGTAGCAGCCATAGAGCGTGCCCCCGCTCTTCGCTGTGATGGCGTTGTCGATCTGCCATGTCGAATGAAAGTGTTCGTTGTCCGCGAGAATGGTTGTCAGCATGAAGCCCCGGCCCCTTGTTGTCTGCCGTCACCCGAAATATCTGTCAACGATGTCCATGCACCCGAGGTGTATTCTTCATGATCCTTGAGCCAGTTTGCAGAATTATCCTGACCAGTAGTTACATAGCCTGCGTCTAGAGTTGACACACCAGAAGACGCCACCCATTGGCGGGCAGGGGCTGGCCCCTGTGTCCCAGCCGTCCATGTGTCGGTCGATTCGGTGTAATAATCCAAATCGCGAATTGTTAGACCCGTTGTTTTTTTGCCGTACGCAATGTAGCCAATGCCAGACAACACAAACACACCGCCCGTAATTCGCACGGCAGAGCAGTCTGTTTTTGCGGACCATGAATCTGCTGAAATATCATAACGATCGTTGTCTGCTGTGTTGTTGAATGCCGCGTTGACACCTCCCACCACAAACCCGTAGCCATTGATTGAAAATCCGTGTCCGACATATCGGGCCGGTGCACTAAGATTTGTCTTGCCAGTCCATGAATCAGACGCAGGAACATATGAATCGTTGTCTGATAATGGATTAAACGTGGACAAGTCGCGTCCACCACAGACAAACATATCCACAACCATAAATGGCATTGCTTGATATCTGGCTGGACTCGGCCCGCTAGTCAATCCGCTCCAAGCATCTGATGTAGACGTGTATTTCCTTGCATCCGTTGTAACTGCTGCATCTGATCCGTATGCGTGATATGCAATTCCATTTTCAATATACCCACAGGCTGGCGCAACATTGGCCACGGCAGCGGATGTGATAGCGGACCACGCTGCTGATTCGTATTTGTAGCCAGTTGCTAGCGCTGTTCCTGGTGATTTTGTTCCAAAAAACACATGGTGGTTTCCTGTAACGGCAGCACCGCAGCAATAGCACCCCGATTGCCCCGTGAAGAACTCAGGGGTTCGCCCGCTGTATTTCCAAGGCTCGCGGTGGATTAGCATTCGGCCGCCGTGATCTCAAATCCCCACGGGAGAGTCCAGACAAACACCCATTTCCCCGACGCGATGTTGCCGAAGCGGTTGTAGGCTGTCACGTTGTCGGTTGTGTCCGTCAGGCTGGACGGGTCGGTCCCCGAGTAGATCGAGATTGTCCCGTTCGCCCCTTTGTTGTGCGCGGCATCCGTCTTCCCGATCTGCGCATAGTCAAACTGCAACGGTGTCGTATTCGCACGCTGTGCCTGCGGTACGGACTGCCACCCCTCGACAGTCCGCACCGTGTCGCGAATTCGCCCGACCGCATCAGCGTTGAACTGCCGCATCAGGGGGCCCCACTCTCTTCGATCGTACACCACGCGAACGGGCCTTGCATCCCGGTCGATGACGACACTGCAAGGGCGATCGAAAGGATATCACCGACAGCCAATGTCGTGGCCGACAGAGTGCCGTCGATTACTGCCTTATCGCCCGTCGCGTTGGTGATCGTGACCACGCTGGAGAGAACCGTTGTCCCGTTTTTCTTCAGGTCGAACGTGACACTTGCAGCCGTGCCGGTGTCGTTGCAGAGGGCCGCGAACTGCCGGATGGTGCCCGCGACTTCGCAGACATACACGATCTCCTCCCGGGCAACCGGGGTGGCTCCGATCGCAAGAGCGAAGTTGGTCGACGCTCGGTACAAGTGCTGTTGTTTGTCGGCATCGATTCTTGTTCCGCTGCTGATGTGCTGGTCTTCGACCGAACCGGCATCGAGTTGAATTGTTCCTGTGATGCGTGCCATTAGGTCACCCCTGGGAGAATGCTGAAGTTGCGGGCGTAGTAGACGGTGAATTCACGGTACACCGCGTTGGTCGGTGTCGGGTCGCTCAGCACAGCCCCAGAACCGTTGAGCAGTCGGGGGCTGGACACGGGCCGAGGGGGCGTTGAGTTGTCCATGATGTGCTTGCGGTTTGTGCCGTCCTTGAACCGCAGTCCCTGATCCAGCACCTTCAGCGGAATCCATTTATCGCGACGGACTTCCACGACGTAGCTGAACTCGAAGTAGTTGTAATCCCCCTCGATCTTCAGGTCTCCAACACGGATGTTCGACAGCTTGGCAGTGTACTGCGGGAGGCTCAATCCGCGGATTGTGATTGCCGAATTGTTTACCGCGTTCTCGTAATCCAAGATCCACGTTGGCAGGTCCGCGACGTTCTTTTTCACACGGAACGTCCAGAACGCTTGATCGATCTCAATTGGCGGATCGAAGTAATCTCCGGCCGAGTTGAGAACCGCCTTGCTGTCGATGTCCTGCCAGATCGCCCGCTTGTAACTCGCCGTCTCGATCTCGATCTGGGCTGGCCTGTTCAGCGGGTTCTCTTCCTGTTGATTCTCGCGGATGGGCTTGGATGAATACTCCGCCTCGATGGTCCACTTGCGCGGGGCTCCGTCGTCCTGCGTCACCTTGACGTTGCGGCAGGAATGCCCGACGAGAACCGGATGATAGGAGACGTAGGGCAGCGGGAGGATCGAGTTGTCCAGACCGTACTGGTACACGTCCGCCGATGTATGGAAGTTGTGGCTCGTGACACACAACCATTTCCGTGTGCTGCTCGAATCAAACGGCAGGGAGTAATCCAGACTCTGGCCGCTCACCTCGCTCATCTTGATGATTGCCATCAGTCGATCCCAATTCCTTCTTCACCGACCAGCCCTTCGAGGGCGTCAAGTTGCTGCTGCTGGATCGCCAGCCCCTGCTGCTGGAGTGCCACCAGTTGCCGCTGGTAATCCTCGCCGCGCATACTCCCGAAGATCGCCGACAGGGCTTCCCGCGTCCCTTGCTGTGCGGCTCCGACTGCCTTGGCTTCCGTGGGCTTGATCGCTTCAGTGGGAGACTCTGCGGATTTAACCTTGGGTGTCAGGGGCCTCTTGTCGATCGCCCCCTGCATGGCCTCCATCGTGCCAGCCATGTCCGCCGCAAGCTGACCCTCCAGACCCGATACCATCTCACCCAGTGTCTTTTCTAGTTCGGTCGGAACGCGGTCACTTATCGTTGCGATGTCCCCAACCGTCGACTCGAACCCCTCCAATAGCGGGGTCCATGTCATCTCAAGCGCGGTCATGCCGCCACTGGAAATGTAATCCCAAATCGCCGTCATGTTGGCGGCGATGTTGGTGCCGAGGTTGGTAAACGCCGTCTGCGTGATCGACAGGGCGTCAGTCCACAGGTTGCCCCAGTTGTCCAGAAACCACTGGAAGTACACCGGCAGTTGGTCGGTGAAAAAGTAAGTCACCGCGTTGCCCGCTTGCACCATCGCCAACACGGTTTTGGTACCGAGAAGCTCGAAGTACGTGCCGAGGTTGGCGACCACAGTTGCCGCCACCTGTACGGCAGGGACAACAAAGTCACGCAAGGCCGACCCCGCCGCTGTGAACCGCTCCCCCATTCCCTCCGCCACCGGCAAGATCGATGCCGTGATCAGCGATGCCACCGCCTCCAGCGACGGCAAGAACACTGCCCCAATCCCCTCCGCCACATCCCCCACGATGTTGCCGATCCGTGTGAACGGGCTCGACATGGCCTCCGCTGCCCCACCAAATTCGGTCTGTAGTTCCTTCAGGATGATCGCTTGGGCCCCGGCGATGTTGCCCGCCTTGGTCATCTGCGCGATCTGGGCCTTTTGCTGCTCGGTGAATGACACGCCGACGCGAGACAGTGCTTGAATGCCCTTGATCGGATCGTTCAATGCTTTGCCGATCTGCACGACTGACGATTGCAGGTCTTGCCCCATCACGGCGGACAGGTTTTGCGCGGAGACAATCGCACCTTTGAACACGTCCCCTTTGATCTGTGTGAACGTCGCCAGAACGCCAGCCTCCGCTATGGTCGCGTCGTCCTCGAAGTCTGTGACCAGTTGCAGGTCACCAGCCAATCGCCGGATCTCGTCGCCAGTGACACCTGCCGCCCCGCCTGTCGACGCCAGCACGGCATCGAGTTTGGCACCGGATTTTTGGGCGTCGATTGCACCGGTCACCATGCCGGACACTCCGCCAACAAATGATTTCAGGGCGAACGTGATCGCCGAGAATTTCGCCATCCCGGACAGCACACCGCCTGATACCGCACCCTTCAGCATTCGTGCCTGTTGGCGGGCAAGCTGGGCCTCCGTCTTCGCTTGAATTGATGCGACCTTTGCCCCACTCTCGCGAGTCACGGCAATGGCTTTGGCGAAGCCCACGCCGACCGATGCCGACGCTGCCCCCACGGATTTGATAATGTTCGACATGCTGCGCGACACATCGACCGACGCCTTGCCCGCGCCGGTCGCCAGCTTGCCGAATCCCCCCGCGGTTGTGGCCGCCGCAGACGCCACCGAGGATGCCACGTTGCCGACCACAGCGGAAGCCGCGATCATTGGCCGCGAGAATCCCGAGGTGTCAGCGACAAGATTCGCGACAAGGTTACCGATCACCGCCATGTCGCACCCTCCTCATTCCTGCTGCCACTTCGTCAGGGGTCATCTCTCGCGGCTGCGGTTTGTCTTGCGGCCGGAATGCGTCGGCTACCTTACTGTACTCCATCTTCGCACCCCATGCACTGCCGAGAATCGTTGTCTGGACGGCCGCCCTGTGATCGTCGCCAAACTTGCCCCAACCCTCGATCTGGGCAAAGGCTTTCAGGATCGTCAACTCCCGCCGAGTGAGGGTGTCCAACAGGGTCTCCCAGTCTGCCAACCGATGATCATGCGCCGCGAGTCGCATCACCCACAACACATCATCATCGGCCGTCAGTTTTTTACTGCGGTGTCCAGCTTACCGGGGTTGGAAATCTTGGCGACAGCGTCGGAGAGTTGCTGGATCACGTCGGTGGGGATGTCTTCAATCTCGGGATCGTCGACCGAGAAAAGAGGCTGACCCTCCGAGTCGGTCACCACAGACGCCACCATGAACCTGATCAGATCTGTGTTCTTCTCGGCTTTCACCAATGCGTCGAACTGGCCCGCCTCGCGGAGAGTCAGGGGGCGCACCATCACGGTTTCCCCGTTGATCTCAATGGGCTTGGGCTGTCGTTTCAGCAATGCTTTTCGGCTCACTCGTCGTCCTCGTCCTCAGTGTTGTCGGGCAGTTGGTCGTAATTCGGGCCGGGCTTGTATGTGCCGTCGGGGTTGTAGCCGAGGATGACTTCGGCATCGTAAAGATGGAAGTCTTCGGGGTGAATCCCAGCAGACAGCCTACGGGCCGCGTGCTGGGCCTCCGCACGCTGTGCCGCGTTCATGCTGGCCGCAATTCGGCACTCTTCGTCGGCAGGCTCGGCAACGCCCATTCGGACCAGCATGTAAGAATCTGGCCGCTCGAGGATCGCCCCGAGTTCCCAAAATGTTGCGGTCTGGTTTGCACCGTTTCGCCAGACCGTGCGCTCCACGGTCTGGATCTGCTCGTCCTCAGACAGCACGGCAGACGGGCTTACCTCGATGTCATCACGGATGATACGGGCCTGCATCAGGTGGACCACCCCGGATCGCCGGTCACAGTGTAAGTCACGCTCCCCTTGAGCCCGTCTTCCATTGCGACGGTAACGCCGAAGTCAACACCCGCCGACGTGAAAGATTGATTCGTCGCCGCCGTGTCGGCATAGATGAGCTTCATTGCATTGGTCGCGGGAGTCGCGATCAGATCGGTGATCGCCTGATGCCCGACCAAAGCCGGATCGTAGAACAGTTCGGCAGCCACCGTGCCGGGGTTGCTATAGCCTGCTGGGGCAGCCGTCTTGTAGGTGCCACCATCGAGGGTCGTTGAGTCAAAAGTTATCGAACCGCTCCCGCTGTGATCGATGCTCAGCAGTTGTGCGATGTCGACAAGACTCGCGGAAACTGTCTGCTGAAGCTTGGTCCCCTTGCACTTCACAATAGCCATGGGTGGCCCTCCTAAGTGTGCTGAATGATGAAAGACAGTGAGCGCACGTAATGACGCTGGTCTCGACCGTCGCCGAGGTAGACCGTGTCATCACGTGCGTTGTCCAACAGAACCGCGTTGATGGTGTCACTCGTGCCCGCCGCTCCGCTGTAGTCCCGAAGGAACGTCTCGACCGCAGCCGCGAGAGTGATGACCGCGGGCCGATTGCTGGCGTAACAATCGATGTCGATGTCAGACCGCCGCATCGTTCCGCCAGTCCCGTCCAGTCGCTTGTACGGGTCGTGGGAAGTCAACGTGATCAGAACGTAGGGGGGCTTTACGCCCTCGACTGGATGATCCAAGAACACCGCATCGATCGACAGACCGCCGACAGTCTGGGCTGGGGCCAGCGTCGTGATAGACGACTGTGCGAGAAGCAGGGTACGAAGTCCGATCTCGATGGCCATCACTTGCCCTTCCGCTTGGCGATGTCCTTCGTCAGCCGCTGCCAGACGCGTTTTTCCATCTTGGCAATCCCGGCCTGTGTCTTCGCCTGCACGCCCTCGCGGACAACGTCGACCACAATGGGAGGCATCTGGCCCGTGTTCCAATTGGTCACGTCTTGTAACTTGCGACCAACGTACATTCGCGTCTGCTTGACGGTTCGCCGCTTGGTGCCCAGTGCTGCCCAATGGACATTTCGTGCAGCGATTCCAACGCCCTTTGGCTTGCCCGCCTTCGTCACATTGTTCCCGCTGCGGGTTGCCCCCAGCTTGCTTGTGCGGGCGACAGAAAACCCTGCCTTCGCCCCCTGTCGTTTGGCCGATTGCTTGGCGACGCCACTGCCCACCAGTTTTTTCAAATTCTTCAGCGGGGCCGGAATCTGCTGGCGGATGCCTCGCGCAAACTCACCCACACACGCTGACAGACCGGATCGCACCGCCGCCTTCACCTTTTTGTCTGCCAGGTTGGCGAGTGTCAACTGAAGCAGCTTGTCGCCGCTCAGTTTGATCACTTCCGCCTTCATCTGGGCCGATAGGCGGGCAGATTTCTCCAGCCGCATCCGCGCCATCTCTGCCCGTGCTGGCCTAGCCATCAGTGGCCACCTCCACGCACGCGAACCGCACCATCTCCTGCTCCTCGTCCACGTTGATTGGAGGGCCGGAAATCGAAAGGATGCGAGAGTCCAGAACGAGCCTGTGTTTCACCGTGATCGACTTCGTGACGGGGTCGGCGCGCATCGTGATCTGGTGGGAGATGTCTGCCGCCACCTCGACGCCCCGGAAGAACTCACGGCTACCGCGTGTCGCCACGTGGCACCACCGTTCGGCGTAAATCACCCAGTTGCTGGCCGAGGTCTCATCGATCTGCCCAGCCGCGTTGATGGTTGCAGACAGCCTTTCGATGGTCACGCGATTGGAGAGGCTCCCGCCCTTCATGCGTAGTTCCCCCACCGCAGACGATCACAGAGGGCCGAATATGAGAACTCGATCTCCTTCGAAATTGTGCCAGTGATCGACGCCTCCGCATTCTCCAACCAATGGGCCGCCAGCAGCCGGATAGCCTGCTTGGAATCCTCTGGCACCGCAGACGCTGCACCGTACCCGCTGGTGTACGTGACCGCGACGGCCGACAGTCGGTCGTATGTCGTCGGCCAGGTCTGCCCGAATGCAGGCCGGATCAATGCGGGCTCGGCGTAGATGTCGCTCTCGTAGGTTGCACCCGCGAGAGTCTGTTGTACGTTCAGAGAGTCGTAATAGGTGATCGAAACGATAGATTGAACTGGGGCCACGTCGAGAACGATCCACGACGGGAGGTAGTCGAGATACAGCACCCGCGTCTTAGTGCAGAGGTCTCGTCGCGTGTCTTTCTCCAGCAGTGCCCGGGCCGCTGTCAGGTAGCCTTGAATCTTCGCGTCTTCGTGGTTGTGGTCAATTCGCGAATGCAGTTTGAACTCATCCACGCTGACAGGCTCGACCGTTGGGCCAACAGATACGCGCGATGTGTGCCTCACGCGGTGCATCGACTCCAACGGCCGGGCCCTGTCCCACATTGTCAGCGTCCCCTGCGAGAGAAGCGAACAGCACGCTCCGCAGCAGCCGGTGCCACTGCGGTTTCCATGCCGTCATTTGCGGGTCTCGCAATCTTCCGCCTGATCAGTGTGTTGGCCACGCCGTCAGGTGGAGTGATCACGATTCCCGCCTTGTATCCCTGCCATCTTTGCAGGAGTTCAATCCTCATTACGGCACCCGGACAATGTTGCCAAATCCGCGTTCACTGGCCGAGACCGGATGGTCCGACGCACGCGACAAGAGCGCGAACGCCGTCAGAAACGTACCCGCCGCGCCGTCGCCAGCAGTGGCCACGAGATCGAAGTAGCGCTTGCGTCCCCGCAGATCGACTTCGAACTTGAAGCACTTGTTGTCGTCGGTGGCAATGGGTAGTGCCGCCGTTGTCCCCGCGATGCCCGCCGACGTGCCGTAGATCAGGCCGGTCACGTCGGCATAGCTGCCGTCAGTGTCCGACTCCTGTAGCTTCAGGGCGGTCATGGCAATATCAGTGGCACCCAGAAACACGAAGACTTCGAGGTACTCGAATCCAGCGGTGTCAATGCTGGCGGTCGTGTAGCTCGCGTTGTCAACGATCGCAGCCGGGGGAGTGATCGACACAAACTTGTTGAATTGCGATTGGTTCATGGATCGTGCTCCTTAGCTGCCGGGGGTGGAAAGCATGATCACCGGGCCAGCGACAGACGCCGTACCGCGTTCATGGTAATTGACGTCGAACCGCTCGGTTCCCCGAATCGCCAACTGATCGAATTCGAAATACCGGCTTCCGTCCACCTGAATCGAGATTCCGCGACGGGTGCCCATCGTGGCCGCGAGTTGCAGGTTGCCGAGGTAGACGAGTCCATCGGTCGAAGTCTGTGCCGTGGTCGTGGAGTTCATAACCTGCACGATTTCCACGGGGAACCCGAGGAATTGCAGTGGAGCGCCGCCAGCCACCTGGGCCACCGTGTTGCCACCAGCCGCTTCAGCCAGCCGCAGCATTGAGTTCGCCCAGCCGACCCGCGAGACGTACCAGCGGGCTCCGGCCACCGCGAACTGCGGCAGCTTGCCAACCATGCCCTCGAAATCCTCGAGGTCCAGCGTACTGAATGCCGTGTTGCCAGTCGCGGCAGTGACCTTCGATCCCGCCGCCGTGCCAGCCTTCAACCCGACGATGCCGCCATAGGTCGAAGTGCCGTCCCCGTTGAACGCGCACTCGTCCTCTTTGTCGGCGAACGAGTAGGCAATTTCACTCGCCAGATCGTCCGCGATTGACAGGATCGAGTCTTCGTTCAACTCGCTGGAGTAGCGGCACAGAACCGCCAACTTCCGGGCCACCAACTGCACCGCGTCCCATCCCTTATCGCTCGCCGTGATCTCGGCATTCTCCGCCACGAAGTAGGCAGTGAGTCCGCTCGCACGCCTGGGGATGATGTGGCTGTCAGTGCTCATCGGCATCACCCGCAGGGATCGACGGGCAACGCCCCTCTCTTCCCGCAGATCGATGATCGTCGACTCCAGCACCTCCGGCACAGAGTAGCCGCCGAGGCTGTTCGTCGTGGTCGCAAGGGCTCGGGTTTCGATCCCGTTGTCAGCACACCATTGGGCCGCGCGAGTATCCCCGCCGACAGTCGCCAGCAGCCATTGGCCAGCAGTGTAGGCATCACGCTGGGCGTCCGCACCCTTGAACGATCGCAGGGCCTTGGCTCGCCGCAGCGTGCGGATCTCGACGGGCTTCAGTGGCTCGACGATCGCACCGACCGCAGCCGAGGGGGCCGACCTCCGACCAGTCGTCAGGGACAGCGCCGCCTTCTCGTCGATCAGTTGCTGGCAACGGGTCTGCTCTTTCGCAGCCCCCGCCGCCTCGTCCATAAGCGAGTCGTACTTACGGGTCTCGTCGTCGGTCAAAGGCCGCGACTTGCCACCCTCGCCGCCAGTGGCAGCAGCCACCAGAATCTTTTCGGCCTCAGCCATTTTGGCCGACCGCAACTCCCGGGCCTGATCGGCCAGCGATTGGAGTTCCATGAGTTGTTCCTTTCGTGGAAACGTGATGATCGACGCTCACGAAAGCAACGGCTCTCGCTCCAGTCTGTAGAAGATTGATCGCAGCCAACGGGCCGCGAATTCAGTGTATCCAAACGCTCGCGGGTGTCAATCCGACTTCAGCGCCTTGGCCTTGCTCGCGGACCAGTCACGGGCCGCGTTGCCGCCCCACAACTGCCACGCAACGTATCCCGGGGTCTCCTCTCCCGCCTTGTCCCAACCCGGCTTCTTGTCGCTGGCATGGCGGGCAAACCAAGCATTCATCTCGATCACGTGCGACG